TAAAATATTATCTTTTCTTCTTGTTAATCTATAAATAATATCTTTATTACTTATTCTTTTTTCAACCATATTATCCCCTCGTTTGACTGGATATTATAGCACTAATCAAAGAAAAAAGCAAATTATAGCATAAAAAAAGAGTGGACTCTTAAAGTCCACTTCTATTCTATAACTATTTGAAACTTAGTAGCAGTTACTCCCATCACACCAGCATAACCATCTTGCCCTTTGTTTTTTTCATTATCATATTGATAAGGATAATTGTTAATTTTATATTTTGCTTTTTTGTATGGTCTAATATTATTAGGGGTATAATAGTAAACTTCTACACAATCGATTATATTGCCATTACCAGCATAGCCATTTATCTTATCTTTTATGTTATAATCAGTAACATAAGGAAGCCATCTTCCTTTAACTATTACATTTCCATTGCTATCTTTAATTTCTTTTATATGCACTCTATACTTAATACTTCCTTCATCTACTCTAATAGCAAGTCCAATTATAGGGCTATTCTCCCAACCAGCATAATCTTCTAGATTTTTAACTTCTTTTAACCAACCATGTTTCTGAGTTTTAACTCTATAATAAACATTAACTTCATTTGATGTATTTTCATTATTAATTTTGTTAGCCTCATCAGCAATATATTGCATTTTGCTTCTTAGATAATCTCCAGGGCAAGTAGTATTAGTAAACATACTATGCCAAGTTAAGTTCTTTCCTGGTACTAATTTTCCTAAATTTCTTCTCTTAGCAATATCTGCTGCTAATTTAATAAGTGCATTTAAAGTAATGTCGTTAACATACCATGAATTATCATTATCTGATGTTTCAATAGTTACTGACTTACAATTGCTATCCCAATTACTATTAGTCCAAGCAGTATCCTCTTCATCAACATAATTAGCAATACTTCCATCATAACCAACACCATAGTGAGAACTACCATATCTGCCTTTTGCTTGAAATATTCTACCACATTGTTTTGCAGTTAATCTTCCAGCCATGTGATGAATAGTAATTGCTTCAATACTTCTACCACTTCTGCCTTTAGTATAATTTCCCTCATCTGCAGGTACTACTATTTGTGTTAAATTAGATTTACTCATTAATAATCACCTCTTTTTTAAACTCTTCTCTTTTTATTAATTTATTTTCCCATTTTTTATATGCGTCAAGATAAATTTCATCTTTTTCACCATTATAAGTTAATTCATAATACATACCATCAGTAATGTTAGTGCTTAATAAAGCCTTTGAGTTTTTCAAAGTTTTACACATCCAAACAACATATACATCTTTGATACCAATCTTTTTATTATCAGTTATTTCTGCTTTATTGTTAAAATAGTCAATAACAATATTTTTGCATATAACTTCAAATTCATAACTATCTTTCATCTACTTCATCCCCCTTACCATTGCTTAACTCTAATTCCATTTCTTCTGTAATTTTAATTTCTTCCATACTAATTACCTTCTTTCTTTAACAAATCATTTATATTTTTTCCAAGATCATATGCTCCACCAGTAAGCAAACCTGCTACCATAATCGAAGCATTAAAATCTTTGGTCATTATGTAATTGATAATTGCTACTATTATACCTATTAATAAGTTTTGCACTGGTATTAATTTATTGTTAAATTTAGGATGCTTTTTAGCAATTAAACCACACACATAAGTAACCAAAATTGTTACTAAAGTCATAATTGTTGTATTATCCATCTTTATCACCTCCTACTTCATTCCTAATTTTACAAATATAAATGCTATAATACCACCTATTAAAGCCGATACTACAAATCCCCAAATAGAATCTAATTTCTTGCTAGGTTTAGCCTCAATTGCTAACACTCTATTATCTATTTGTGTCATATTTTCTCTCATTGCTTTCATTTCTGTGGCTATTGCCTGGACTGACAATGCCAAACTATGTATATCATCGACTTTTGGCTCCAGCTTGTCTAGTCTTTTAGTATTAGATTTACTTCTTTGTTCTGTTTCTACTAATCTTTCTAATTCTTCTTTTTCCATCACTCAACCTCTTTCGTTTCCTTTTAGTTTCATGTTATCGCCGCCTTTATTTTAATTTTTTTGCTTGTATGCTTGTTGCATATTTGCCAAAGCCATTATTCATTTCAAAAGATTGGTTTCTATAACCGTTAACTATCAATTGAAAGTAATATTTTTTGCTAGGTTCTAATTCTACTATACAAGTTTTCAATGGAAGAGACCAATAATTATTACCTACACCAAAGCCCTGAAATAAAACTCTTCCTTCGGAGCTAATCAAGCTTCTGTTGCTGTCACTTTCTTTTAATGAATACTCTATAAGTCCATTTAAAGCACCGGCAGTATAGCCACTTATTTCTAATAACTTAGTGTTTTTTATAACAATTCTATTATTACTTATATCTGCTACAATGTCTCCATAACTAATTGGCTCTTCCCAACCTGTAACTATAGTTTCACTATCAAATATTTTATATGCAAAGTTAGTATGCATACTAGCAAAGCCAAAACTTAAATAATTGCTCAATGTTTCGGCTTTACCATTATTATCTTTTATTGCTATATCATTAGCACTAATTTTTTTATTTAATCCAAATAAATTCTTTAATACTTGCATAATATTGCTTACCAACATATTCAATCTCTCTATTTCCATTTTCCTATAGCTAAAATATGTATTTTGACATCAGTAAGTGTTGTTTGTTCCACACTTGCTATCGGAATTAATTCTTTACCAGTAGCATTTGTTGTAGTTGCATTGCCTTCAATACCCATCAACCATGCTAGCCAAGCATGTTGTAAAGTTATTTGCACAATTGGTGGTTCTTTAAATTCTTGTGGAAAATCAGGAGGTACCTTTAAACCTACTCTTTTTAGGCTGCCCATTGTAACATAAATAGTTTTTGTATCAAAATATTCTTGCAATACAACCATCGTTCCATCAGCCCATTTAACCCAACTTCCATTTTCATTACTTCCACTGTCAACAATTACAGACTTATCTAATATTCTCGCCTTGTTATTACTATCTTTTATTGCTATATCTTCTGCAGATATTTTGGTATTATTTCCAAATAAATTTTTTAGTACTTTCATTAAAGTTCACATTATTTAATTCTAATCCATATAAAGCAAGTTATGTAAGGTTGCAAATTGTTATGTGGTTTATCTCCGCCAGTAATGGCGGTACTGCACATCACCGCAGCCCAAGTTTTATTTGTTGTTGATGGTTGAACACTAGCAATAGGATAATTTCCATAGGCGCCACTTGCATTCGGATAATAAATATCATGATCGTGTTCTGGCAATTCACTAATATCCAATGAATGTGTTTTTTCTCCACCTGTTTGCTTAACAGTTTTGAAGTCATTATCATTTTCATCTACACACACCAAAGTTTTGCCTTTCCCAAACAATTCCCAAGTACCGCCAAACCTTATAGATGGGTTTTCATTTCTTGTAGTTAGAAACAAATCTCCAACTTCATAAAAAGCATTTGGATAGAACTTGTCTTTACCATCTGATAATGTACCACCTTTACAAGCCATAACTTGCTCCTTTGGAGTTAGTTAAATAATACTCCCTCCAATCTGTAGAGAGATTGTTGTTTTTGTTAGTAAACAACCCCCCCCCTCATTAACCTATGGTTTACTTTTTTCATTTTATCAAATCCTTTCTTTTATTCATCCCATGTTTCCTCTGCTGTGAAGAAAAGCACTGGATAATCATTTAAATAAGCACTGCCATATACATAAACTTTGTTATCACCAACAAAAATAGTTTCTCTACCTTTTTCCAAAGATACAACTTCTTTAGCAATAACGAACTTATCTTCAAATGATATTTCAAATTGATATTCTTCCTCATAATTAAAAGAAGATCCCAGTGATAGATTGGTTATTTTGAATGTATTATCAGTAATAGTGGGAGTTATACTTCCACCATCAATCCAATCAGTTTCGCCTGATTTCCTATATTTAAAACTACCACTAAGAGTATTAGTGATAGTATCAGTAAATGAGCCATTATAATAAGCGCCATTACAATTTAGAATGGCCTCATTTGAAGTACCCTCTGGTCTTGTTATTGATATAGTATTTATGTGTAATTTGATATAATCAATCATATCTAACTCAACATCTGAAGAACTAGAATATCCTCTACTATCAGTAGCAGATACAGTTACTTTGTTCGAGCCAATGCTATCAAAAGTATTCTCTTGTAAGTTTGAAGTTTGACCATCATTCAAATTAATAGAATAACTTTTGATAGTTGAACTCTTTTTAGCAGTAGCATTTATAGTCACTTTTGGTTTAGATATATACTTAATAAACTTAGTATTACTACCAGTTATATTTGTAACACTTGTATTAGTATCAACTATAGTAGCGGTTACATCAGGCTTACACACACTTTCTTTAGCATACAAGTTAAAACTTGTGAATTGTGTATCGCCTATTTGTGTGCTTCCATTATATGTTGTACAATAAATAGTTCCCTTTATTTCTTTAACATTAGGTATTAAAGCATATATTTGGTCTTCTATTTCACTTGTTTGAAATTGTACTGTCGTTTCGCTTGTCTTTGTAGCAATAGTGCCAGTTAAAGTACCTATTTTATAAGTCAATGTATTAGTAAATGATGATGCTTTTTTGTCAATACTGATGATGGCATTATCACCAATATAAGGGCTACTGCAAGCGACACCGCTGGCTCTTGGTATCCTAGGTAAGTCCGCGCTACCATATGCTGTATTGCTCCAACCCCAGTTTGGAAAACTAATTGAAGCAGCACAACTAATACTCTTTGTTCCATCATTGTTGTGATATACCCAACCTTCAGTAGAAACAGATACGCTTTCTCCTACACCAGTTGGTCTAGTACATCCGGCGCTTTGATAATCAGCACCAGTTCCGCTTACACCAATACTACCTTGTTGGTCTAATATATAACTAGCTTTATTATAATAGCTTCTGGCTTCATAAACTACATAAGTTCTATTATTTGCTATATCTTGTTCTGTGTACCTTGCATATATTCTTACATATAAACTGCCGCCGGATGTACCTATATAGGCTTCACCTAAACATTGAAAACTTGTTGTTAATGTTGCCATATGTTACACCTCCAAATCTTTCAAATCTTCAATTAATTCTTTCAAGTGGAATATTTTCGTCCCCTTTTCACCGTTTTTAGTAGATTTAATGAATTTCAAATATCCTATTTGAGCAGTGCCAGTAACAATAAGTTTTTCTATACCAGAGCCTTTATTGTTGAAGATTGCATTTAATTTTTCGTAATTATATACTTTTATACCCCGGTTATCAAGCAATGAATTGTTTGCATCACTAGATGTACCTACAGATAAACCTTTAGTGCTAAAACTAAAATTCATATCAGTAATCTTGCCTTCAAGTGTTTGAATAGAGCCATTTTGAGTATCTAATGTTTTTTGTACATTTTTCATAGATATATCAAAATTGTTTACTGTTTGAGTAACCTCTGATTGTTGTTCTTGCAAAATACCTATACTTCTACCTTGTTCATCAACAAGTGAAGTTGTATTTGTCATAGTAGTATCTAACTTATCAACATCATTTTTTATTTCGGTAACAGTTCCGCTTAATATAGTAAGATTTTCTCCCACCTGATTTGCTTTAGTATCATCAGTATATTTAGTAGCAATTATCCAATCATTTTCTTCAAATGTTTCATCCTTTGATTTAGTGGTTTGGCATCTATATAATTCTTCATCTTTAATCCATAAATCTCCGCAATCATAAGGTGTTGTTGGCTCAACCACAAAAACTCTTCTCTTACTATCAGCGGTATCTTTAGCACTATTTGCTATTGCAAGAGCTTGAGTAACATCATTGTCGGTAATTTTTATCCAACTATAAACATCATTATCAAGTGAGTATCTATAGGCATAACCAGTATCTTTATCATAATAAAGGTCTCCTAAGTGATTATTTTTTTCATTATCAGTAGTCCAATCTTTAGCAGGTTCATTACCATCAGTAGGAACTCCAGAATAAAACCAGGTAGTAATGTTTCCATCTACCTGGTCTTGAAGTTCTTTTAAGTTCTTACCTGTTGCAATCACAAAGCTATTTAACTCATTTTCTACTTTATTAAGTCCGTTTTTTTGTAATTCATAGTTTTCTTTTAATGTCAAAATATCATTGAGGTTATACTTTCTTTCTAAGTCTTCTGGTGTTCGTAACTTATTTATATCTCTTTTATTTATCATTTTGTATACACCCTACCATTTCTTACTTTGAATCCTAGTTCTTCTAACTCTTTGGTCTTCTCTTCAATAGATATGTTTTTAGAGTTGATAGTATTAATTATATCCTTATCATAACTAGTAAATCCGATAGTCTTTAGTATTACTTTTTTATCATAGGAAGAACAATCAATATTATTAACATATTTAACTATTTGGTTGTCGTATTGCTTAAAACTACTATATTCCATTTTAATAAGCATTGCTTTTTGAGGAATACTAAGATTTAAACTATTAATATACTTAATCACTTTATTTTTTCTAGAATTAGGTACAGTCTTGCCATTTGTATAATAATCACTCTCAAATGTTTCAGAATTAAATTTTATGTATTCTTTAATTGGTATGTTTGATTGTACCAAAACATTTAAAACTTTATCACTTGAATAATAATTACCATATAAATATGCTAATTGTTCATTAGTCAAATCACTATCTATCAAGAATTTAGTTATACTAGCCTTTTTGGTATCTTTATCAGTATTATCAATACTTTCTTTAAATGTATAATAATCTCCTATATCTCCTATTTCAGAATATTCATATGCTTTTTGATATGTATTAGAAAGTTCTAATCCTAATACATCCTTTTTGGCGATGTTATAAGAATAATTAACTATATCTTTAACAACATTTGCCTTATCCGAATCGGGCATACTTGAATAAGATGCATTATTAATTAGTTTTTTGATATTATCTTCTATTATTTCACCAGATATTTTTTGATATTCAACTCTATCTTTACCTGTCATCATAATCTTTTCGCCTTTTTGATTTATATAGTAAGGGGCTACTCTAGGCATAACATCTGTCTCTCCGGTTTCTTTGTACAGCCTATATATTTCCTCAGCAGATTCACTTATATTTTCTGTGCTAACATTGGCAGGATTTAAAAATACATTAAAGATATTATTCTTTCCACCATATTTTTGTATTTCTCTGCCCATAGTATCTACTGCAGGATTTAAAGTTTTACTTACAAAAGGTATTTTTGCTTTTATGCTATTTACCGCACTTTGAATTGGTTTTCCATATTCAAATGAAGTTCTTTGAGTACCATCTACTAAATCTGCTATTTGCTTAGAAAAAGTAGGAACTGCTCTAGCAGGTAATTCTAATATTTCATTAATAATTCCGGATACAACACCATCATTATCATTAAGAACATCATTTATACTTTGTAAAAATGATTGTTCTAGCAAAATGCTTCCAGCACTATCTAAAGAGCCAACTATACCTTCTAATAATGCTTTAGAGTCACCACTTTTAGAATTAACTACATTAGCAGTTATTGATAGTGGAGCAGCCAAAGGTTGAGCCCAATCATAAGTAAATGATTTACCACCAATTTTAATTGAATAAGAATTAATTCCTAAAGTATTTTTTAAGAAATTGGCAGTGTCTTTATCATCATCGCTATCACCACTTGTTATTCCAGCCTTCGCAAGTGCAATACCAAGTATATATAACATAGTACCAGCAGTAGCTTTACCTAAACTTTGAACAAATTCATGTTGCATAGTGGCAGTATATTGCCCATTCGCAAGTGATCTTTTTAAATTAATACCTTTATTTATAGTACTAATCAAACCAGCAGGTGAATAATCAACAATTGCCTTTGTTAAATTAGCTGGTGTTTTGGCAAAAGGTATTAACACATCGCCAAGGCCATAACCATTAACATTTAATTTATTTAGTCCTTTTCTTACGCCCAAAACAAATCTAGTATAGTTATTATTATCATTCCAAGTTCTAGATAAAGCCTCTTGATGTGCTATATCTATCATTTCTTGTGTGATTTCGGTAGTATTGTTTAATACTAATTGGTTTTGTAATGAATTTTCAAAAGCCGCTTCACTAAATACTCTATCACCGACATCCATAACATAATTTAATAAAGACTCTGTTCTATTTAGAGTCCTTCCCATTAAATTCTTTTCACTAAATGATTTACCATCTGATATTTCAAATCTATTACCTTCCATATCTTTAGTGTTAATTCCTTTTTTATAGTCGTTAGTAGCCTCATAGGCTCCTTTTTTAATACCTTTAAGCATTGCTTTTACATTAGTAGTGCCGGTTGTTCTTACGCCAGTTTTCTTAGCGATTAACTTATCAGCATAACTAGAGAATAAATCGCCAAAAGAATTAACTGGCATTATTAAAGCATTACCAGCAACATTTCTTACTTGAGTTTTAGGATTAAACAACATAGATATTCTCATCCAAGATCTAATTTTTGCACCTTTTTCAGGTGGTAGTTTATCGGTCATTAATTTTTGTATTTCTGCAAGTTTAACTCTTTTATCATAGCCATCTTCCATATTTTGTACTTCTTGCATTGTATCCATGATAAACTTTACCTCATCAGGCTTTAAGTCAAAGTCTTTTCTATATTTATCTATCCATTCTTTAGATTTATTCTTAACCATTTTGTCATAAGCTTCAGATAATTCAGATTGAGCATATTTTACCATACCTTCAGGTGTCATTCTTTCCATAATATTAAATGCCTGTACTGTTTGACCAGCAATTGTTCCGATTTCTCTCATTTTTTTAGCAACTTCTACCATACTATCATAATCACCATTATCAGCATATTGTTTTAGTAAAATCCAACCTTCTGCTACATCTGTAGCATTTGCATTCTTACTATCTTGTTTTACCCATCTTAATGTTTCTGAACTGCCACCATCATTTATTTTTTTGAAAGCCTTTTCCAAACTTTCTTTATTAGTTACTTTGTCATAATATCTAACATCTTCTTTTGAAAGTATTTCAGCCTTTTGCTCTACATTTAGCATATTAACTTTATCTTTAATGTTTTTAGCAAAATGGCTATTGCCATCATTAACTTTATTTACACTTCCTCTTTTAAGTAATATTGGTGTAGTGTTAGCATCTTCATCAGTTAATTTTGATATTTCATTTGGATTTAAAATCTTGCTTTTTTTAGAACTACTTTCTATATCTTCACTAACAGGTAACTTAATATCAGACATTTTAGTTTTTGTTCCCGATGATGGAAAGTTTTCTTTTAGATAATCATTCCACTCTTTAGTGCTTTGAGAATATTTAGTAGGCAAGATGTCATAAACTTTTGCATATTGTCCTTGTGTAGGATCTATCCAAGCAACATCATTGATATTTACTTCTTTCGAATAAACTTTACCATTACTAGAATAACTTTCTGCTTCCATTTTAGATGGAGATACAAAAACGCCCTGCTTTATAGGGTATGAAGAATACACCATAATTTTTCCACTATCAATAGCATTTTCTATATCTTGTCTTGATAAATCAGGATTATATTCATCATAATTTGACCAATCACTATCATTAATTGTTTCTTCTAATGTTTTTATATCTTCTACATTTCTTATCCAAGTATGATAATCATCATTTACTGGATTATTGCTTTTTATAATATCTAATTGTTTTTGTTTATACTTTTCCAAATAAAAAGAACTATTTTCTAGTTCTTGTCCTTTGGTATTTCTTCCCAATTTTCCTCTGCTATAAATATTTTCAGATACATTTTGCGAAGAAATTGTATTATTTTCTTGAGCATCTTGTTCAACCTCATTTAAAGAATACCATTTGTTTTTGTTTTTGTCAATTGTATTATCAGTTAATAAAGATATAGGTGGTGTTTTGAGTCTAGTTTCGTAGTTCATTTTTCTTCTATTTGATGTATCTCTTGCTTCTTTTTCACCAAAGTTATTTTGATAATTTTCAAATCCAATAGCAGAAGTAGTTCCTTGTGTAAACTTTTCAATTTTTTGTATTCTATGTTGAATCTCGTGTATTAATGTATCTAATACTGCATCATTTCCCTTAGATATTAATTCATTATTCAATGATATAGTATTTGTTATATTATTAATTCTACCTTTTTTTATGTATTTTTTTCCATTTTCATCAGTTCTTATGCCAAAATCAGTAAATTTAACTTTATTATTTTTTAAATTAGGATACATTTCATATAAATCATTATGTTCTAATATTTCCTTCAATTGATATGTATTATTTTTTTCTAATTTCTTAATAATTTTGGCCTCGTCATCACTAAGCTCAAATTTCCAATCACCTTTGCTGTCTTGAAACCATCCAGTCCTTCTACGAATTTGCTCATTTTCAATATTATTTTTCTTATATATTAATGCTTTATTATAATTGTCATTTAAAAATTGATTATAACTATCATTTTTTATAGCATTTCTAGCACCTTTTATTCCTGTCATCATATATTCAGTTTTCTTAAGGTTACTCTTATTACTATAATAAGCACCTTCCCACATAGTTTTTAACTTTTCAACAAAACTTACATACTCATTAGCACCAGTGCCCTTAATTTTTTCTGCTAATTTTCTAATATTATTTAGTATTTTCTTAAATATATTAGGCTTCTTTTCTACTACCGACTGAATAAACTCTCTATTACCGAATAGTTCTCCGCATACATCTGCTACAATTTCGTCTGATACATCATTAGTTTTATATCTTTCTTTTAGTGATTCTAATGATTTTTCAAACTCAGGATCTTGTTTAGCATAATCAAGTATTAATTCCTTCATTTCTTTTGTTGCTATGTCATGAGTTATTTCATGAACAACCAAAAATTCAACATAATTATCAGCATTAGGATTTAATTCAATTATAGTTTTACCATTTTCTTTTGTAATTAATCCATTAACAGGTACACCTTGTTCATTAGTTATATTAGGATTGAATCTTATTATATAATTCCTATCTTTTATTATATTCTCTAGCAACTTAATAGTATTGTTCGATCTAGCAGTATTGTTTAAATACATACTTGCAGTTCTTCTTAATTCATTTATATTTGCATTAGAGCTTTTAACATATTGATAATTGCCTATTGGAATACTATAATTAGCATTATTAACACTAGTCACATCTACACTTCTTAGTTTTTGAAGAGCATTTCCAATTGAAGCATATTGTTGTCTAGTTAAATCTTTAGTTGTAGTAAAACTCATGTCTGGTCTTACTTCACTTACATAATTCATAGCAGTAGGCACTTTTATACCAACTTCATTTAACATTGTTTTAATGTAACTACCTTTATAACTTTCAATACTAGGATCTCCTAATTTAAAGCCTTTAATATCATTTAATATTTCAGGGTTTATTTTAGCCATATCAACCTTTATATCACTAGTAGGTATATTTATATTAGAACTATTAAAATCGTTCACAGTTGGCAAAATAGCCTTATCAGAGTTATTAATATTACTTTGTTGATTATATACTGGCAAATTAATGCCACTTTGACTTGATTTTTCTTGATTAACTATATCTTGTACTGTTGGTAAGTTTGCCTCTTCTTTTATGGAAGTACTTGTGTCAGTATTTTGATTTTGAATAGCACTTAATTGATTCTTAAGTTCGTTCAATTCTATTTCTTGTTCATTAGTCAATTTATTTTGTTCTTTTAATGTTTCATATTCACTAATTTGTGAAGTTATCGTATCTACATTAGCATTAACATTTGAATTATTATTAATATTACTATTAATATTAGAAATAATTGTGTCTATTTTATTAATGGTTTCTTTGTTTGTAGTGTTTTTCTTTGTTTCTTCTAACTCTTCTTTAAATGTCTTATATAGATATACATCTTTATTCTCTACATTTGTGTCTTTGCCAGTAGCAGTACCTATAATTCCACCTGTAACACCACCTATAGCAGCAGAATATAAAGCATCAGAAAGTACATCACCATCTAAGAAAACAGAAGCATAATCTTTAATATTAGTATTTTTATCTAAAATAAGCAATTTACTAATATTATCTAAATATTCTTGAACAAATTCTTCGGTAGCCTCACTGCCTGCATTTGCTAAAATATTTGCAATTTTAGGCTTCTTTGTTATATTAGTAAATGTTTTCTTTAATAATTCTTCATAATCACCATTTTTTCCTCCGGTTAAGCCTTTAGTTGCACTACCGAGTATCTTACCAACACCATATTCAAGTCCAACGTTAACCAAACCATACATTGCAGCACTACTAGTATCATAACCATCTGAAACTGCTTGATTGGTACTGTCCACAAACATTTTTCCAAAATACATAGTAGAACCAACACCAGGTAAAGCTTGATTAATCAATGTTGATCCTGCTATTTTACCACTTTCATATAAAACATCACCGGCAAATCTACCTATACCAGTTTTATAATTTTCTTTAACCTTTTGGTGTTTCATTTGATTAAATGTAGGCAAATATTCTAAGTCACCATTTTCATTTTTTATTAATCCACCATTATAATCAAAAAGGCTTCCTATACCGCCTGTAAGTCTTCCTATAGATTTATCATACCAGCCAATATCATCTTCTGCAATTCTTTGTTTATCGTAATTATATTTAGCATAACCGACTTCATTTGATTGCTCTTCTAATTGTTTCATCTGATTTTTATATTCATTTGATTTTTTTATTTCTTGATACTTATTTTCTATGCTTTTATTTTGCCCCAATTTATCTTGACCAGCAATTACTTCAAATCTTTTGTTTTTAGTAATTTCAGTCTGTTCTTGAATAGGTAAAATATTTCTTTGTGTTGAAAAAGGAGTTACTGTAGTTTGAACTCCCTTTTCATAAGTGTTTTTTTGTATATCTTTTTGAATATTATTTCTTTTTGATAATTGATCATTATATTCTTGTTTATAATATGAACTATTCAATTCTAGTCTATCTCTTATACTAGAATTACTTTTTGATTTTCCAAGTAATCTCTCTCGAATACTACTCATATAATCACCACCTTATAGGCCAAACCAAGTTAATATTTTATCTGCATCTTTTTTAGTAATAGATTTATTTTTTAAACCTGCAGATATTTTGCTTTCTAATTCAGATTCAGAAATACCATTTCTTATAGTATTAGAAGTAAATATATTAGAATTAGACCAGTTATTAGCTTTTTTGCTAGATAATGCTGGACAACTATTATATTTACTCTTTATTAAATTATTATTTGATGACGAACTGCTAGAAGAACTACTATTGCCACCATCATTAAGGCTTCCACCATCTGACAAAGAACTTCCACCACTGCTATAACTAGCATTTATACTAGCCCATTTTTGAGCATTAGCAATAGCATCTTGTTCTCTTTGGTATGCCATTTGTTGTTCCCATCTTTGTTGTTCTAATCTTTGTTGTTCCTTTTGAAAAGCCATATTCTCATTGTATTGTCTAATTTTCTCAGCAGTTTCATTTTCATAATTAATTTGACTTTCAACATCTTTATATCTATTGTAATAATTATTATTAATTGTATTATTCCAATTCAATCTGTTATTTTCCTGCTCTGTTTTATAATTAAATCCTTCTAATGCAATATTTAATTTATCTTGTAATGCTTTTAAAGCATTTTGGGCTAGTGTTTCATCATTAGATAATTGTGCTTGTTTAATTGCATTATCAAATTCTATTCCAGCATCTTGCATACTCTTTCTAGCAGTACCAAGTCTATTTTGATAAGTATTATACATATCAACTTTTGAGCTTTCAGCATAACCACTATTAGATAGTCCGTTGTTTACAACATTTTCTCTACTAACACCATATTTATCAACTTCTTTTTGGTAATCAATATAAGATGCTTTAGCCTCATTTTGATATGCTTGTTCAGATTTTTTTCTTTGTTGTTCGATTAAATCTTTCTGATATTCAAGATTTTTATTTGCTACATCTTTTTGAGTGTTCTCCCATCTATCAACCATATCCTGTTGTTCTTTAGTAAAGTTATTTCTTTCATTTATTAAATTATCATAAGTTTCATTATATTTATTTAATTCACTTTGTTTTTCATTTTCGACATTTTTGAACCTTTTGTCATCGTAATTAACATCATAAATTGCCATATTTTATCACCTCTTTACATATCCACCTACAAATGACTCTAATGTATAATTATTTAAACCAAATGGTTTAGTAGAACTGAATTTCATTTGTAATCGTTTCCATTTCTTCTTTTTAATTCTATAAACTATGTATCCCTTAACATTGTCATAAGTATTAACTTCTTCAAAGTCGTTATTATCAGTTTTAACCTCTATTTTTATACTTTCACCTTTTACCTCAGCAGTACCGCCTCTTTTATTAGTTGTTTTTTGATATTCTGGATATTTGAAATCATCATGCTTAGTAGTCCAATAAGAACTTATTTCGCCATTAGTTTTGGTTAACTTATAAATCTTATTGTTACCACATAAATAAAGCACTCCATTTTTAACTGAAGTGCAAGTAATATTGCAAGATAACTCCCAATAATACCATTCATATTCAACATTTATATTTTGATATTTTTGTCTACTATCTGCTAAATAAATTTTGTTATCTATAATTACTAAAAGATAACCCTCCCACTCTTCTAACATCATATTTTTATAATTTGATTCTTTTAGTAATTTACCATCAACCATACTAGATCTATGTGCTAGTAATTGTTCTGAAGTAATATTTCCACTAATTGCTTCCATACCTCTATCAGAAAAGAAAACTATATCATCATTAAAGTTAATTCCAGTAGAGACACAACCTGTTGTTATGCTTGAATGTGCCGATGGATATATTTTCCCATATGTGCTATCAACAACTGGATTATGATAAAAGACTGTAGTGTTTGCCTGTGATGGTTCTTTTAACACCCATAAAGCATTGTTACTAGGTATTAGTGCCTTTACCTTTGCTAAATCCATTCCCTCGTTATAATAATCTAAATCGCTAATATATCTAGGATCTTCCAATGAACTATGGAAAATAGCATTAGGATAATCTTGATTTCCGCTAAAAAATACTCTGTTATCAAATACTGCTAGCATAGTACACTTGTTAATTCTATCTCTATATCCTTGAATAGTCTTTCTGAATAATATTTCAACATTGTGTTGACCATCAGTAGTAGGTTTAGCAGGAGCAGTATTAAAAGTAATACTTCCTTCTGTAACATTTACTGTTAAGTCTTTGCCTTGAACATAAGTAAGTGTGTCTAGTCCTATAGTTACTTTAGCAGTTACTACATAATCACTATCTATGTTTTCGGTATCTAGTTTAAACTTTGTCGTTACACCATCACCTATTCTTAGATTCTTTCTAAGTCCAGTAAGTAAATTTACATCTTGATATGTTGTTCCCTCCCCAGTAGGATCTCCTATGGTAGTAGTTGGTATAGTGCCTTCTACTTCTTTTATTTCAGTTCCATTGTATTCAAGATAATTTAAACCATCTTTTATATAAAATATATTATTAAATATAAAAGCCTGACTTCTAATCAAATTCATACCACTAAATATTTCGGTACCATTATCATAAAGTTTAGTTCCTGAATGGACTATTTTATGAGTAGTATTGCCTATATCATAAAAAAAGAGACCTAATATGGTATTATTGTATTCTTCTACTAATTCCATATCAGGTCTTGTTTCTATTCCAGCACTATTATTTTTGTAATTTTTCCACATATTTAAGCTATCAGGACTTCTAGATAAATTAGTATCACTATTACTGAAATCAACACCTGCAAAGTTATCTACTTTTCTAGTAACTAATGCTCCACTAGGAACACCACCAGAACTACTATAAGAACTCATAAGTATCATCTCCTTCTAGATAAATACTACCAGTATGAAATCTTGGATCTAATCTTTGTAACATTTGTTCATACCTATTTGAATAAACTTGTCCATAACTAGCTGATATATCAGATTTAAGTAAATCACCAGCCACACCATAAGGCATTATTTCAAGTACATCTGTTGATAAATCAAAAGTAAACTCACTATCTTTTGTATCAGCAGTTATTTGTTTAGGATACTTGTAATAATATATTTTAGCAATACCATCACCATAGAAATTAATAGTATTACCTATAATATCATTTTCAACTCCCCTAACAATGTTAATTTGAAATAAATCCTTTGCTATCTCAGAAAAGTCAATCTCATCACCTTTAGTTACTTCTAACTCTTCTTTAGCAGGTATTTTTTTTATTCTGGCAATTTCATTTTGAATCTGATTTATAACATCATTTATTTTGTTTGCTATATCAGGATCATCAGTTAATAATTCACTTTTATCATTGATTTCCTCAATTAATCTCAATACTTTTTTCTTCATTTCTAGTAACGTCATTATCATCACTCCTATATACATCCTTCATGGCAATTAAATCTTTTTCTATTTCATCCAATGTAGCCATTTCATATGGTGGGATTATGTAACCTTGTTGTTCATCCCAAATCAAAATCACTCCAGTTGCTAATTTTTGCTTTATAGTACTTATTTCTTCAGTAGTGATTATTTCTTCTTTTCCTAAAACTATCATTTTAATTTTTCTCTCATCATGTATTTCGGTTACAAGTTCTAAATCTTTCAAAGTCTGATGTACCTTTTTATCTTCAGTCCATTCATCAAATGTTAAAGATTTATTAACCTTTCTTCCAAAATACTGTTTTAAACTTGGTTTCAATGTATAATATTCAACTTTCATATTTCCTCCTATTGGTCGTGAGGAATGGAATTGCACCATTCTTAACACTAGTCACACGATAAAAGAGAGATTACTCTCTCTTTGATTTTAAAGACTTGTTTTAATACACACAATTTCTTTTGGTCTTACTAAAAGACCACCATACACATATAAACCTTTTTGAGCAGTTTCAAATCCATCTTGAACTTCGTAATTAACGACTTTCTCGATTTGTTCTGCAAATGCAACAGCCTTTTTAGTTCTTAAGAAGTTAAGAACTTTTCCATAACCAGTAATTTCATAATAAGAACTTAAACTTGATTTAGCTGGAGAAATAACCTCTGTATAAACATAAGCACTTGCTTCTCCACTTCTTGTATAATAAGTTTTACCTTCAACAATATCTGTATCAGTTGTAACCGCATATGTTGGATCTAATTTAGGTAAAAGATTTTCAATAGTAATTAAAGCATTACCATATTTACCTACGATACCTCTCTTAGCCATCTCAACATTGTTAGTATATAACTCTGTTAAGCTTTGTCTGATTTTACTGAAGAATCCTGGATCATTTTCTGAATATAATTCAGTGTTTTGAGGAACATTATTTCTATATAATTTAACAAATCCATCTTCCAGTTTTTCAATAGCATTTGATTTAGTAGCAGATGTACCATCAATTACTTCAACAGTACCAGCATTAACACCATCATTAACTAGTTTAGCAACATATTTGTCTCCTTCTTCAGAAAGTGCAATTGCTCCTTCTTCGCAGATTGCTTCTAATGCTCCTGGAACAGTTTGTGCTTTATCAACATGATCTATTCCAACATTGAAATAATACATTTGATCCATTTCGAATTCTTTTTTAGTTACACTTGCTTTATCTCTCTTAATTGAAACTCCTGGTGTATATTTTCTTACTAAAGGTTTATCTGCATTTAAAATTATTACTTTTCTTGCATTATGTGTATCTTTTTCATATTTGAAATCACTATGATTTCTCAATGAAGTTATAGTCTTTAGGGCTCTTTCGTACCCTTGATGCCAAATTGTTTGTCTTGCATCGTTCATTTTCTATCACTCCCTTATTTCCATTTTCTTTGAGAAGCCATTACTTTTTCCCAGACACCTGGTTTTTCCCATTCTTCAGGAGTAAGTGCTTTTACTTCATCTGGTGTATAAAAGTCCTTCTCTTCTTTTGAAATGGTATTTTTCATGCTTCCTATTTTTTCAGTCTTTGGTTTAGACTGATGAGTAACATTATACATTTCGTATATTGTTTTAATAGGTGTTTTTGAAGTAAATTGACTAGCAAATTCTTTAAATTCAGAATTATTTAGAATTTCTTCTTTTACACCCAATTCTGCTAACTCTTTAACTTGTTTTTGATGAGTTAGTTCATCTGCAAGAGTATTAAATATAACTTTCTCTCTAGGTGTCATTTTATCAACACCAATAGTAGCTAGTCTATTTGCTTCTTCTTGCATTTCTTCAAACCCTAAATCAATGATTTTAGAAGCCTCTGCTTTACCTAAAATCTTTTCATCTTCTTCAGAATATTTAGGTTTTGAATAAGCAGGTATATCAATTCCTTGTTCTTTGTAGAATTCTCTCATTCTTTGATTAGATTCAGAGATATCTTTAGTTCCAAGACCTGCCTTTAATATACTGTCAGTTTCTTCATATTTGGCTAATTTATCAGAATATTGCTTTTCCATCTTCCTTTTTTCTCTTTCGATTTTCTTCGGAAGTAAAGTATTTACTCTATCATTAACCATCTTTTCTACTTCTTCTGCAGTATAAGTTTTAGCTTCTTGTTTTTCTTCCTCTTGAGAAGCGGTATCAGTTAACTCTATACCTTCCTCATTTTCTTCTACTGATTGAGCTTCAGTGTTTTCAGTTACATCTGTAACAGGTGTTTGAACATCATATTCTTCGTTCATTTTCTTTCCTCCTATTTTTTTAAGTGTTTGACTTCACTATTCCATCTTCTTTTAAAGTCTTGCAATGCTTGGACTATTTTTTACTCAACTACATACCAATCTTCTTCTAATAAATCAGATTGACTAGCCAACCACATTTGATGAGTGCCATCAGCACATCTCATTTGTAAATATGGTCTACATTTAAATAAAGTTCCTTCTTGATATCCAAATGCTTCTGCAGTTTGTTTATTGCAAGGTATACCTTCTGGATAGCCTTTTTGTCTAACAACAAACATTCCTTTTCCATTCCAGTTCTTTCTTGCGACTTTTTTACCTTCTTTCAACTTTTCTAATGCTTCACTAAATGTCATATTTCCTCCATATAAAAAGCAATAACTATCTAGTAGCCATTGCTTGATTAATTAATTGATTTCCATATTGCCCTATACCTGTTATATCTTGCTGATTAGCAATAAAATTATTGGCTTGCATTTTTAATTGCTGAGCCTGTGTCTGAATGTCTGCTATTCTTTGCTGAGATTCTTTCATTTTCTTTATTGCTTCTTCTAACTTAGATTTAGGCATCGAACTGTCATCATCTAGTAGACTTACATATACTTCTAGTTCTGCTAGTTTTTCAGCAGTAAAGTATCCTGCCTTTAACATATTTTCCAATGATAACTCTTGTGCATATTTATCGTAAGGACTCTTAGGTGTAATGTCTATCTTTACATTTGCTTGCAGTTCTTGCAATACACTATAAGGTACCTTAACTGGTCTGGAACTTACTTCACCAGTAGTCGGATTAGATTCTTCATAGTCTATTACTAAGCCATCTGTAGCATATGTTTTCCACATATCTAACCATATTCTTGCCAATCCTTCTAAAGTTGCTTTTAGTGATATTGTTTGTTCGGTTACAGGCATTTGCGATGCTCTTTGAACTGCAAGTATTGCTTTGCCGCTTGCACTTTCCGGATTAACATCACCAGTAGCGATATCACCGGCACCTGCTAATTCTCTAGTAGTAGATATTAACTCATTCATTACCTTTTCGACATCTGCACTCATCTGTGCTGGTTGAAGAACTCCAATTGCTTTTTTAACATCATCTACAGTTTGGCCATTAACTTTAATAGTACCTCCGACTTTGTCTATTGCATTAGGGTTTTGAACTTTAGATACATCAACAACCTTTTGTGGATAAGCAGTAGTTTTGGCAGATATTAATCTTCTCATTATGGTTTTGTTAATCTCTAACTGATTAGGTATTAAATATCTAACCTCGCCTTCTCCCCTAGCATATCCCTCTTTTTCTTCCCAAAGCATATGCTCTAACGGATAAAGGGTTAGTCCAGTGTCCTTGTCTTCTCTAATATCACAATATCTTGTTGCTTGACTAAAATGGACTGTACCATTTTCTTTATATAGCTTAGTGATGATAGTCACCATATCATCTTTTTCTTCTCTAGAATCTTCTCCAGCCTCTTCAAAAGTATCATTATCACCAACTATATACTTTAGTTTGTCCTCTGACACTCCTGATAACCTAGCCATTTCAATAGTATTAATAACTGGTTTTCTATGTTTGATTAAAATATATGGTTGGTTTTGTATATCTGAATCATTTTCATTACCATAATACACATCGTTTTTTGACAATATTTCAACTATTGGCAAATTTGTTTCTTCATCATAATCTACATAAATAGGACATTCATCATTAATAGCAGAATGTTTACTTATGGCTCTAGTCTTATAGTCCATATTGTTTTTTTCCCATGTTTTAGCAGCTAATTTATTAAGAAGTTCGCAAGTTTTATTTGCCACTTCTTTAAACTCTTTATTCTCAAAGTTTTCTGCACTATATACAGCCATAAACTCATTCTCGTTTATAACACATATTTTATATTTAACTATAGGTTTAATTATATTTAACTGGATAGGCTCTATTCCACTAATCTTTAATCCAGCCCACTGATTGCCATTGTACATTCTATAATTCTTATCAGTATCTGAATATAGATTCTTTAGTCGATTATAGTTTCTACCTTTTTCATATAATTCCCATATATCAGTTTCTTTTAATTCATTTAAATCCATCTTGACACCTCCTAACTAGGTATATCTTTCTGTCCTAGTCCTGTTCCATCATAGTTATCAATATTAGCCATCATAGTATCATAGGCATCTTGTTTCTTCTTTTGTTCAAAAGTTTCTATTTCATTTCTAACTATCTTAATGGGATTAATTTCTGGTATTTTTATTTCTTCATTGTTCTTTAACTTTTGGCCATTTCTAAGTCCTAAAGTATAAGATAAAATTATAAAAATACCAAATAAAAAAAGTAATGCTATTGTTTCCATTACTTATCACCTTTTTTTGTTTTCTTTTTAGGTTTAGTTTCTTCTAATACTTCCTCTATCGCTTCAGTTATTATCTTATTAGTTTCTTTCTCTCCAATTAATTCATTGCAAGTTTCTCTTAACTTTCTTAACATTTTCTTTTTCATTATACGATCACTATCTCCTCTCCATAATCAGCCTCTAGTGGCTCTTCTGACTTGAAATTGAATGCTTGGCTTACTTCTATCGGCTCAACATCAAATATTACTTGTGTCCTTGAATAATAGGCTATAGCAAGCCCCATAACCAAATCATCATGGGCTCCTTGTTGTGCTTCTGGCCTTCCCTTTTCATTTCTGGCAAAAGTTAGCATCTCTTCAAGTGTTAATTTATCATTTATTAGTTCAATAGATTCACGAACTATTTTAACTAGTTCTGCTATTATAACAGGTCTTGTTAATGAAGTGGTCTTGAATCCATAAGACTTGTCCATTATACCTGTATATCTATCTTCTTTCTCCCTTACGAACATATTAGAATAACCTAACCTTACTAGTTCTTTATTAGGAAAACTACTAAAGTTACTTTCAATACACATAAGAGCAGGTGTTACTACGCCAGTTTTTAAGTTTTTATTAGCATAATACCAACCTAAGCAATACATTTGCCTTACATATAGATCCTCATCCATTTGATGTCTTAGCCTTGCAACTTGTTTGCCAGTCTTTGCATTAAGTACATGCCCAGTAAACCAGTCAGAGCCATCACCAGCAGTATCACCACCTATGCAATATTTGTATAGGCTAGGCTTTTCATAAATAGAAATAAACCCTTTTTTGTCATTTACCCAGTGAATATTTGATATCTTCTTTCCAACAGGTAGAGTATCATTATAGTCATATTCAAAATAGCCGGTCTTTATAGGCTGCGGCAACTCCTCTATTCTATTAATAACAATCTCTTTATCGAAAACACAAGTCCCACTACTGATAAATGCTTCATGAGGATTGATGGGATATTCTTGTTTAAATTGCTCAACATCTCCCCCACAATTGTTTTTAATGCACCATCTTCTCCATGAAAGTTGTTCTAATGATAAATCATATATTGTTTTAAGTTTTATTTCTTCTTCGGTAAGTTCAAATCCAGTATATGGCATTTTATAGTCATCTAGTTCATTCCATCCTACAAAAACAGGTATGAAATCGCTTTCACCTCTTACTGCCATATCCCAAAGTTCTTTAAAATATTCAAAACCATTAGCAGTAGATTCAATAACAATCATAGTATTTGGTAAATTAGGAACAGCTTGAAATAATCCTACAGTGGTTTCTTTTGCATTGTTACCCCAAAATGCCAACTCGGATATATGCAAATAATTGAATGTATCTGATCTTCCTACACCACTAGAACCTGCTGTCATACATTTTATTTTACTTTTTAATCCTGTTCCATCATAGTTATCAAAGATTAATTCTTTGGCATTACTTCTTTTTAATACTGGTTTCATTTCTTCAGGTAAATTATCATACATTCTTTTACTCATATTGAACAAGTTTGTTGTTGCTTCTTCTTTATGAGTAATAATACCTGCATTAACATTAAATTTAGTTGCTGTATTTTTAAAAATGATACTTTCAGTCAAAGTACTGAAACCAATCTGTCTAGCTTTTAATACAATAATTCTTATTGGCTTCTTTTTTTGAGCCTGTTGCTTTATTGCATCATATAACTTTTGTTGGCCTTGATTAATCTTTAAATCAATTATTTTACCTGACTTATCTCTAATTTTAATGAATTGCTCTATGTATTTTTTTGTATTAATACTCATCTTCTTCACTTACTTTTTTTAGAGCTTGTTCATAACTTAAAGATACATTTCCTCTAATATTTGTTGTATATTCTCCACTCATTTTATTAAGTGTATCCAAAGCTTTAAGTCTAGTGTCTAATTTTGTAGGGCATTTTATTGTATTTACTTTATCTTCATTAATATCAGTCATTAATGGTACATCTTCTAATATTTCACCATTTACAACTTTTGATAACCATATCATTCGTTCTTTAGCACTCATAATAGCCTTATCTTCTAATTCTTTCAATAGTTCCTTATACCTTTCCTGAACCTTTGCAGAATTAAATAAAGTACTTGCATGCTCATCTATTGCTTTATCGCTGTATTTAGATTTATAAACATCTTTATAAGCTTGCCTTTGACTCATACCCTTAATTATGTTTTGAATAAATTTTTCTTGTCTCATATTTAAAGCCATCTTCATCACTTCCTATTTTTATACAAGTTTGCCTTCTTGTTTTTCTTTTTACCTCTTTTCGGTGTTTCTTCTTTGCAAAACAAATAATCACTACAAGTTTTGCAAGTATTATTCTTCATACACTTTTTATAATTCATACTAATCAACCCTTTTTTACATAATAAAAAGACACTTTAAGTGTCCATATTCTGATTACATACGAAGAAAATAGTTATTAATACAAGGGGGGTTGTATATACAAATAAATTAAAGGAGTTTGTATGTAATCTCGTATTAGTAAGTACTATACTAATAATATAAAGGTATTTATAGGTGTTTTGTTGGCCATACTCAACCTAACTCTCTTGAAAGTAATCACTAATCTTGTACTTTGATTTTTATAGTGATATTAAAAGCAAATTAACCTTAACTTTCAACCCGCGCTTTTTATATATTATCAGTATACTACCTACTAATAGGTAGTGTGAGGTATAATATGTGAACTATATATTATCACAATATCATTGTATACCTAGATTTGTCCGATTTTGTCCGAACTTTCATTTTTATATAATTTTTTCTTCATTTCTGAAATATAATCATATACTTGTGTTTTACTATAACCAACTAATTTATGAAATTTATACACAGATCTATGCTCTATCCATCTGTAAATGTATATCTTATCATATACATCCCCCTCTTCTTTCATTTTGATTAACTTCTTCTTAAGCTCATAATTTAGCATATCTCGTGTGTTTCTACTTTGGTTAATCAAATTATCTACTTCATCTATTTCGCTTGTGTAGTTAATTAAATTAGTGTCTGGTGAAGTATTTATGGTTACCATAACTTCTTTGGGCTTAACCGCTCCTGGCATTACAGATAATATTAATTTGCTTTTCTTTTCTAATGCTTCGTTATAGTTCCTTTCTGCTCTTTTGAATTGCTTTAACAATTCGTTGTATTCTATATACATTACTACACCCCTTTTATTATCTTTTGCATTTCATCTTCGGTGTATTGTTTGTTAACATAATTTTTTCCTAGTGATTTTTCTTTCTTATATACTTCTGTTAATAAAAATTGTCTATTATCTTTAGAAATTATCTTGTTTTTATGATCATTATATTTTGAAAGTAATTCCATATCATTTTTTATTTTTCTTCTTTCTTGTCTCAAAGACTTAATTTCTTTTAGCATTCTATAACACCAAAGAACATTTATTTTATTATTTTCTATATAATGAAGTAAATCTTGTGTTTTACTATCAACTACGCTTAGTTTATCACCTAGCGAATTATTATAATCATCTATTTTATCTAATTTTGCTACTATTTCTTTTATCTCTTCTACTACATTCATTTACTTCCCCTTTCTATAACCATGTTCCCCCTGATATTGTTAATCATTCCTAATCATATTTCTTTTTAATAAACATACAGCTTTTTTTAATTCGCAACCATGAGTTAGTCGTTTACAATATTTTTCACTAGTTTCTACTATTTCTATTATCTTTACTAGATCATAATCATTTTTATTTTCTACTACTGCATAATCTCCTACAGATGGTTTTAATTGCATATGAGATATATCCCAGTAAAAAATAGCACCATTGTTTAATTTTCCTAATATTAACTTCATTGTTTACCTCCTATTATTTCTTTATATTTTTGTAAAATTTCTATAAGAATTATTCTTCTTATATATGCTTTTTGTGAAGATGACTTTAAATCCTCTTTCTCATCTTCATATATTAAGAAATATAATTTTTCTTGATTTTCTGCTATTACTGTTTCTTGTTGTTGTATTTTATCTTCTAGCCATTTTATAAACTCCTTTTGTTGATTTAACAATATGGTTTCTCTATCTTGAACTTCTTTTCTGTGTCCACTTGCTATATCTCTACATAATGTTATATCTTCAAGTTGCTCTTCTAATTCATAAATTTTTTTATTCAACTCAAAGCATCTATTTTTGTATTTAATACTTCTTTCCTGTACTTTTCTTAAGCCTTTGTTTACTGCTTCAACTTCTTCTTTTAATTGTTGATTTTCAATTGATAGATTAATAATTAAATTGTAAAGTATTATCGCATAGTGTAAATCTTCACCATCTAAACTATAATTTCTAGTCCTTTTTTCTAATAATTTAATTGCTTTATATTCTTCACTATTTTCTTTATAAATTATTTTTCTTTCCATCATTTTCCTCCATATATACATTTTTCATAGATACCGATTGAGTTAGTCATTACTGAGCCACCCTTTTCTATACAATTATTTTTTTGGATATTCAATACAAATATTGTTATAACTAATACTATGATTATAATTATTGTTTCTAATAAATACTTATTCATTCTTTCTCCTCCAATTCTTCATCTATGTCTCTTATTTGTTTAGCAAAATACTTGGTATAGAAATTATCTCCAAATTGTTTGGCAAGTTTATATCTTTCTAAAAAAGATTGTCTTATTTTCAATAATTCTCTTCTTCTATGTGCTTCCATTATTTTTCCTCTAATTTTTGCATCTTATCTAAAATATCTATTGAGACTTCAACCTCAACACTTTCATTATCAAAACAAGTCCATTCAGATTTTATATGTTCTTTTAATTTATTCCAATTATCTTTCAATTGTTTATTTTCATTTTGCAATTCATCAAACTTATTTTTTATTTTTTCTGCTTCAATGCCTATTTGTAATAATAATTCATCTTTGTCCATTATCTTCTTCTTCCTTTCACTTTTTCTTCTTGGTATATCTCTAGTACCCACTTCAAGTTAAGTAAGGCACTCTTTACTGCTTCACTTGCTGGTAAACTTAATAAGTAATTTATTTTTAATGATATCTTTTCTTCAAAGTTCAAGCCCTCATAATTTATATTTATATCTTTCATAATTCTTCTCCTTTTAACTTATTATTTTAAACATTAACCACCTAATCGAGGGTCATATGCTTCCCAATTATAATCATCATATTCAATAACTTTATTTAATGTTATATTACCTTTAATTACTTCTATTTCTTGTACAAATTGCATTCCACACTCAAAACCCATTATTTTAAAATCTACATTATAAATTTTGGATATTTCTTTAAAATAATCAGGTTCTAACCTCCAAGCCTGTTTAATATCTAAATAACATATTTCTTCATCATTATCTTCAAGGTCTTCTAAATACCATTCAATATTTTCTTCTATAAAACATCTCCTGCTGTCTTTTATATATAACCAACTATCATGTTCACTATCAGTCTTTTCCACGAAATAGCAGCCCCAGTCATCAATTTTTACACCTAATGGATATTTGGTATAATCATTATTTGCATCTATTGGGTAACCGCATCTTTCTATTCCATTATTTAAAAAGTTTAATAAATCTTTTTTCTTTCCCCTTGTTTTTAATACCCCTTTGCACCAATTTGGCATAAATCACTCCTTCTTTCCATTATTTGTTTTTTCATTTTAATTTATTTACTTCAGCTATTAGTTTATTAATATAATTCATACATATATTTAATCTTGTCTCTGGTGTATATCTTTCATCATCATAATATTGTACATCCAATTCTTCTATTTTCTTATCTTCTTCTATTATTTCTACATAGTCATTTAATACTCCTAAACAATTTATTTCATTTGTGAACCACCTCATCTCATTTTTACAATAATAATCATTTCTTTCAGGTGTTAATTCATATATTAAGTACTCATATTTTATTTTTTTAGGTACTTTACCATCTTTGACTAATCCTAATAATTCATATATTGTTATTTTCATTTTCTTTCGCCCCTATAATTCATTATTTCTTTTGCATTAACTTCTAGCAATTGATATGTTTGTTCTGTTACTCCAAAACTACCAGGCAACCAAGCATATTTATCTAAGAATATTTTTTCTATTTCTTCTCTATCATCGCCTATTTTTATAAAACCTTTTAAATCGCCCAACCAATATTCTGCTATTAAATAAAAAGGCTTATTCAAATCTATTTTCATACATATTCTCCCACCTTATATGCCATTTGTTCCATTTGTTCGTGTGTTACTATTGATAAACCATCTTTTAAAAATAATGTTATATGATCATCAATGGTTATTTCATAACTTTTATATTCACCATTGTAATCAGTTTCAAATTCATAATTTATTGGGTATTTATGCCCTTCTTTATCAATAATTACATCTCCTTTTTCCAAAATATCAATTATATTATAACTGGCTTTAATTACATTTTCTTTTGTATATACTCCTTGATAGATACTACCATCATTTTCAGTTAATATAGTGGTTTCAAATACATTTGCAATTTTATTTATAATAACTATATCTTCAACATCATTTTCCAGCCTTACATACATTCCAACTTCTAATTTCATTATTTACCTCCAATATTCTCGTATAATCTGTTTTATATTTTCATCAACATTTTCATAAATTCTTTCAAGTATATCCCTTTCTTGCGTATATATTTTTTTATTTTTAACATCATTTAAGGCTTCGATATAACCTTTTAATCGATAAATTTCATTATTTCTTTTAACATCGTTCATAGTAGTTATATAATTAAAATCATTGAGTTTTTTTAATCGCTCTTTTTTTCTATGAATAATACTATGTATATCTTCCATTATTTATCATCTCCTTCTATTTCTTCCAAAATCATACCTTTCTCTAATAATTTTTTTATAGTTGGTATATTGACACTTTCATTACCATTTATAATCGGATAATAAGCTATTAATGAATTATTATCTCCACTTCTTTTATGTGTTAGTGGCAATGCTATTTCTATAATATCCCCATTTTTTATATTCTCAAAGGCTTTTGCTTTTGTTTTTGGTATATAAATTACCTTATATTTGTTTTTTAATATTAATTCCTTATTCATTACTATCGCTTCCTTCTATTTCTTGCATTTTATCTATAAGAATTGTTATAGACTTTGTACTTGCTTCTAATGGTAAATACATATAATATTCATCTATTATATATTCTTTCAACTCATTCCAATTATTCTTTAGTTGTTTATTTTCTTTTTGTAATTGTTCGTAAGTTGGCTCATTATCCTGTCTTACAATAAACGATACATCTTTGGATAAATCAGCATATGAAAACCTACAACCAAGTATTGTTCTATTATCTGTAATTTTATCTTTTATATCTATTAAATTATTGTTTAATACAACTTCTAATCTATCAATTAAGCATTCATTTCTCATTTTTATTATTGCTTCTTCTATTGCTCCAAAAATATGTTCATCAGGTTTAATATCATCAACATTAATATCAAAGGCTCTCATTTCTTTTTTAAAAACTAATTCTTTATTCATCCTTCCACCCCTTTATCATCATAATTAATCCTATAATTGCCCCTATACCAATCAACCCCCAGAATATTAATGGTATATATAATATAAGCATTTAATCATCTCTTTCATCTTCTACTAATCTTGCTATTTTCAATTCAGGAATTATTTTTACTTCCTTTTTTAAAGGTCTACCAATTGTTGGATTTGGATAATCAAACATTTGAATTTTTATGCCTCCACTTTGTTTAACCTCATCAATTTCCTCAATATATTTTAATAACTTTTCATTTACTTCTTGTAATGATATTAACGAATTCTCTAATTGTTTTAATTGCTCTTTAAGTTTTACATTACTATCTAATAATTTTTTGTTTTCCGTTTCTATCTCACTTTGATAAGGCATATCATTTTTAATATTTATCAATCGTTTAGAAATTGTATTGCCTAGTTCTTTTATTTCTGCTCTAATTTCATTTACATTATAAAACATTATTTTTCCTCCTTTTACCAATTAATCTGATAAGTCACTGTCAAGTACACTAAATAAATACTTACTATAGCCATTCCTAAAAAGAATATAGTTATTAGAAATATGCACACATTTTCGCACTTTGCTTTTCTTTGTGCTTGTCTGTATTGTATTTCTTCTTTATTTAATCTTTTTTTTGGTATCCTTTTCTTAATTTTTGGAAATTTTTTTTGTAATTTTTTTATTTCTTTTTCAGTTAATTCATTTGGTCTCATAATTTTCTAATCCTCTCTGGTCTACTATTTTTATCCATAGATCCATTTCCTAAAGTGCAACCATACTTTTTTATTTGGTAGTTTTCTATTGCTACAACTAGCTTGTCCAAATACTCAAAATCACCATGTAATTTTTTAAACTTTGCTCTAAACATACTTGAATTAATCATTGATTTATCTTTATAGAGATTGAAGTAAAATTGTAATTTGAACTCACTCTCGTTCATCTTCTCCATCCCCTTTATTCTCTAATTTTTCCTTTTCCATAGCCAATGCATCAGATAATTTCTTTAGTTCTAGTATTGAATAGTCATATCTAGTATCTTTCATGTTAGATATTGCATTTATCCTATGTGGCAAGTATGATTCAACTAGTTCTAATATTTTATTTCTGCTTTCAAGGAAGGTATTTCTCTGTTCCATCTTGTCATATTTTCTTTGAAGTATTTTTAGTCTTTCTTCTGCAAGGTTTTTATCTCTTTTTAGTCTTTCTATTTCTTTTTTATTTCCCGCTAACTCTTGAGCAGTTTCAATATCTAATATTTCCCCTTTCACTTTCTTTTGCCCCTTTCTTCATACAACAAACTATTTAGTTGTTCCATAGTCTGCTTTAAATCTAAAAGTTGAGGAGAGGTTTTGATTGTCCTTCCTTGCTTCAATATACTTAAATACTTTAATGCTTTCTCATATATTACTTCTCTATTCATCTTTCCCACTCCTCAATTAATTTTTCTAATTCATAATCTTCCTTTGTTTTTATTCCTAAATTTTTAGCTTCTTGCACTACACCATTTAAGAGAATACTCATTTCTTTGGTGTCATACTCACTACTACCTTTGTAAATTTTATAATGGTTAAACTCTTTACCATTTAAGATGCTAGTTCCAGCCAATTTATAATATTTAAAGTAACCTTTAACATCTATTTCAGATAATATACTTACCATTTCAGATTGTCCATAATCTATTAGCATCTGTAGATATACTTCTTCTTTAGACTTGTTAAGTATATTGCCTATTTCAGTTACTAATTTCCAAAGGTAAGCATTTGCATTTAAGCTTCTCTTTTCTCTATGCTTATCTATCTTTACATCGTAGACAGTATCTTTATCTAATCTAAATATTAGCGGTAAGAACTTTTCTATCTTTCCAGTATCATCTATCATAAAAATCAGCTTTCATACATTTTGCTAATTCTTTTTGCCCACAACTATTTAAATATCTTTTTAAAAACGTGAAACGTTCTTCATCCATCTTCATTGTTCCATCGGTTATTGCATAAACAAGGTTACATATTAAACTTCTTGGATCATTATAAAATAGCAATCTCATATCAGTTATATTATTTTCTTTACCATCAACAATATTATTCCAATATACTTTTGTATGATTTTCATCTCTTTCTTTATTTAATTCTGATATAGGTCTATTGCATTTAAAGCTTCTGCATATTTTCGGTCTGACATTATATATTTTGCATTCTTTTTTTTCTCTGTCATAAAAACAACATTGTAAATTTATATTATTTTTATTTTGAAAGAATTCTGGTACAATTTGATTTTCTTTGATATAATTTCTTATTTGTTTTTCTTCTTTTCTAGTAAGTGGTATCATAGCCGAGCAACAATTACCACATCTGCTGCAATTACCACATTTATCACAATAATTTTTCATTTTCATTTCTCCTAAAATGGTAAATCATCATCATTAATTTGCACTTCGTTTCCGAAGCTAGCAAATGGATCGTTTGCTGTAGGCATACTATCAATTTGCTCAGTAGTTATTGGTCCAGGTTTTACTGGCGGTTCTTCTAAATTATTTACACTATCGTTACTACCTTTGCTATCAAGGAAAGTAACATTTGATACAAATATTTCAGTAACATAAATCTTTTTACCATCTTTATCTTCATAATTTCTTGTTTGTATTCTTCCCTCTACTGCCACTTGATTGCCTTTCCTTTGATATTTAGAAAGATTCTCTGCAAGCTTGTCCCATACTACACAATTAATAAAATCTGCTTTTCTTTCGCCATCTTCATTTGTATATGGTCTATTTACTGCTATAGTAAATTGGCATACTTCTCTTTTTGTGTTTTCTGTCATTTTAAGTTCAGGATCTTTTGTTAATCTTCCAACTAATATTGCCTTATTCATTTTTTGTTCCTCCCAATAAATTTCTTAATTTATCTTTAAATTCTTCTGTTTCATTGATGTAAACATATTTCCCACACCAGCCACATATCTTTTTATTTTTTTCCTCAAAAGGATAAATAGTAACCGAATGGCCGCATCTACATTTGTGACTATATTTAAAAGCCTCATCTAACTTTTTTCCTAGTTTGCCATTAATCATATATACCAAGCCTTATATCTTTCCCTATCTCATCATAGTCAGGCTCATAAGTTATTTTTGTATTTTCTAGTATATCTTCTAGTTTTTCTTGCAAACCATCTATTTCTGTAAGCAGATCCTGTATCATTGCTTCAACATTTTCTGCAGGTATAAGATTACCTTTAACTTCATAGTCTGTGTTTGTTATCTTTTCTATTTTTTTGATTATTTCATCACTTAGTTCTAAATACATAATTACACTCCTAAATTGATTCCCATATCTAGAAAAGCATTTACAATATCATTTCTCAATAATTCATCAGTGCCGGCTCTTTCTAATGCTATTTTTCCAAACTTCTGCCAAGAACTTTCATAAACAACCTCTTGTCCTAGTGGAACTACATCTTTTATTTTGGTGTTTTCATTATAAAGAGTGTGCCAGTCATTACTTTCCATATTTAATGTTTTTAATTTTAGTTCAAGCTTTAATAGTTGATGTGTAGTCATTTCTTCAAGGCTTGTCCATAATTTTTCTTCTACCAAGTCACCCAAACTAGCCTTTACTACTCCCATTTTTCTCATCAAGTCTCCAATAACAACTTTAATAACATATTTTGCTTCTTCATCTCTGATGTACATATCTTTGTATATTTCGAATCTTTTTAGATTTTCTTTGTTTCTCTCAACATCTTCAGCACTTGCAATGGCGGTATCTACCCCGAAGCCAGCAAAACCCAATGCTCTACCAACTGATGAAGTCTCACAATTTTCAAGCATAGATGTTAAGTTAATCTTATTGCCTTTGTTTGTTTCGCTTGCACTACCTGTAGCAATTACTCTATCTGTCTCATCTGTTATTGTGGTAACCACTCTTACGTAGTCTTCTCTTAATTCTGCTATGTTTGTTTCAATAGAACCAGTAGGATAAACTTTTCTATAAGCTTTAATTCTCTCATTAACCTGTGCATAGCCTTTGCTTCCAATTTTAATGGTATCTATTTCTTTGTTAGCCTTTTCTATCTGCTCATAACTAACCTTAATTCTCTCGTTCATTTTTTATTCATCTTCCTTTCTTCTTTATTTAAAATCTTTTAACAAATCTTCCAATTCTTTTTGGGATTCTTCCAAAACCTCTTTTTTTATGTCCTTATCAAACCAATCAGGAGTGATAGGTACTTTTTTCTTTTTATTTTCATTTTGACATTCTTCAAGGATTTTAAAGCCTTTGTTTTTCCAAGATGTCAATATACCCTCTAGATAACTAAATGTTCTGACATTGTTATCACAACACCGCTTAATAGCATATTTGATAATGTCATCAGTAAAAACTTTTCTCCACTCATCAATCTCTTGTGCCTGAATGGATGAAATTAAGTAGCCGAAGTTGGCTGAAAAATAGTTATATATACTATCATCATCATTCTTATTATCATTATCATTTTTATTATCATTTTTATTATCATTCTTATTATCATTCTTATTCTTATTAGGGTTTTCAAAAAAACCATTCGCTTTTTTCGGTTTTTCTTTTTCTTCGGTAACATTCTTTTTAGGTCTACCACCAAGTTTGCCATTTTCCTTATTTTTTAAGCATTTTTCATTATATTTATCAATATCTAAAACCATTTGGTTTTTAATAAAACCGAACGGTATTTTAATGTCGTTATCGATTTTAGGATCATTTCCAAGTGCTAATTCAAATAGCGCACGATATAACTTTCCTAACTGCTCATTATCCATTTGCTTTACTACTTCATAGTGTGATAAATAAAATATAACGCCTCTCAT